TCCAATTTCTTCTTATAAGCCTGGATCTTTTCTACTCTATTAGGCCATAGTATAGTTGACTTTTCTGGATTCTTGCAAAGATTATCTAAGAAAGGAACAATTGCATTATATAGTTGTTCCAATCTAGTTTCAAGATCACCAACCTTTACTTGGCTAGTTGATACGTCTTGTGTTAATTTAGTGTTAACTTCCTTTACTTCTTCATAATCTTCATCAACAAAGCTAAAGCCAAAGTCAAAGTTATCAACATCTTGTTCTTTTTTCATTATATAAACTCCAATAAAAGGAGGGACAATTAAGCCCCTCCCAATTTAGTTATTAGCTCTTTGCAAGATTACGGAAAAATTCTAGATCGGAATCTGAATCATCACTTTCAGATGCTGAACTGATATCCTGTTCTTTACCAGCACTAGACTCAGCAGTCTTGCCTATTTTGCTCATGTCTAGTTCTTCATCTAGATCATTTTCAGCCGTAGCTGATGCGCCGGCACGACGATCAGCATCCCCAGAAATACCCAAAACCTTGTGTAGTTTTGCTTGCAGTTCATCATATGACTTGAAGTTCTTTGGGTCAAGTAGTTCCTGTAGGGAATGCTGCTGTTTCCAGGTTGCTTCTAGTTTATCATCGTCATCAAATAGCGCTGATGAGGAATCAAACTCAGATTTGTCATAGTTTGGATACCCTTCAAACTGACGGATTTTCAATCTGAAGTTTGCACCTTCCCATAGATCAAATGGATTTACTGGTGCTTCATCCTCGAATGAAGGATTCATCATGTCGTTGAGTTTGTCCCAGATCTTTTTACCATATGCGAATAGAAAGACCTTTCCGTCGTTTTCTGGATTGCCTGAATCCTTCACGACATAGATGTTTGATACATATTTAAGACGGCGCTTTTGTTTGCGAGCTTGTTCCTTATCAGCATCATTTCCGCTATTCCAGAGCTTAGAATTTAGTTCACCAAGCGGATCCTGTTGGCCAATTGTACTCAGAGAGTTTTCGATGTACCAACCACCTGGTCCTTGAAAGCCATGGTCCCATGTGCGAACAAATGGTATATCTTCCCCGTCTGGTGCTGGTAGAAAGCGGATTATTGCAAAGCCATTGCCTGCTGCATCCTTAGTAGGTTTCCAGTATTTGCCCTCATCTGGGTTGGAATAACCTTTTGAACCAATCTTATCTAGTTGCTCTGTGAGTTTTTCTAGTGACTTGGAACGATTCTTTTTTAGTGCGTCAAATGACATATTATGTCTCCTTTATATTTGCGATATATTTGCGAATTGCGTTGTATATTGCCTGAGTATTGTCAAGCAAGTTTATTTATACATGAGCAATGTGGTTTTTGATGATCAATGAAAACTTTTTTTGATCAAAGTCGAGAAAGGAAAAATATTTCCTTGATAGTAGTATTTTATCACCTGCTACTATTTTGTCAACCACTGTTTCATTCCAATAGTCTAATACATTGGAAAGATTAGTAAGTATGGTGAATGTCTCAAGTGATAACTTTCGTTGTAGAAAGCACGAAAGCAGCTTAGGGTGTTGCCCATCTTTTACTATAAAATTGGTTTTATAGTTATCGTCGAGTTGTTTTAAGTCTTGCTGAAAATGATAAGTAAGTCCATCCATACGCTTTTTCCAATTCATATATGTTTCTTCTGCTGGTTCTTCTAGGAAGTCACCTGCCCATATATTGGAATTTTTAACTATATTTGAAAGCATAAGATTGCGTCGTTCGGGTTTTAGTGATAACTTATAGAAGAAAAAAACATCCTTGCGGGTTTGAAATGCCTCGAATGATGCCTTTACCTTACCATTGTATTTATGATAATCATATGTTTTCGTTGTAAAATGTCGTTTAAGTGCAAGATAGTCTACGTATGTTTTAAATGCATCTTCAGTCGCATAATTGTGATTCATGTTGATCCCGCTTCACCAATTTCATATTTACAGCTTCTGTCCTGATCTTTTCTTTCATGACGGGTGATTTCTTTACAATTTCCGCGATGGTTTCAATTTCGATATCAGTTTGCTTTGCATATTGTACTAGTGCTTCGATATATGTTGTACCCCGTGCAAGCATTTCTGCAATATCGTGATGTATTTTTTCAGCTGATAATGTAATAATCATGTATTTAATAATCTCCTTAAATCTCGTCTAAGATCACTTTGACCTCTTTTATATGCGTGTTCAAATAATCTTGTTACTTTATGGGCTTGATTGCCGAATAAATCAGCTGAAACTATATACTCATGATTGCCATCTGATAGATTTATTCTAACATATCCCTCATCTTTATTAATTTCATAACTACCCATTCAACACCTTAATACCATCTACCCAATTTGATGCTGCACTTTCAACATAATGGATGGACTTATCGTGGTAGGTTTCTGATTTAATGAAACCACCAGGTCCATAATATTCGATTGTATAACCATCAGGCGTATCGTGAATTTCTGCGCGCATCGATACGCCTTCAGATTCTTTAAAAACAGTAGATAATAGCATTTAATTCCTTTCTATTTTACCATAAAGCCTATGCGGGGATTGTTGAGGAAACCATCGGCATTGTCGTGGTTCTCTATATAACTATATCCCAATTCCTTATATATGTCAACCACTTGTTGATCGGATTCCCAAATAGGTATCAATTTATTATATTGTGGGTCAGGTGTATCACGGAGGTGCACTTCGATGATGTTGTTATCTATGAATTCTACATTAATAGTGTCGACATCGGATAAGACATTAAACCAACTCGGTAATGCTGTAGCCCAATCCATCTTTATCCATTTCTGAAATTTGTATAGGTGTTCTTCGTCTCTATAGGCACGATATGAGAGGAATGGTAGCCAGTGCCCATTTTGGAACTTATATGACACAGAATGCTGACAGCCATCAAACCATTCGCACCAAAAATGACCTGGATATACTTTGGACACATCACCTGCTTCTATAAACATCTTTTTAGCATTTAATGACATGCCAGAAAGATTTGTTATTGGCCTGGTAATGTAATATTTAGATGAAGAAGGTGGAATACCAGCAGGGCCGCAATCATATTTAAGTTGTTCTGATAGCCAAAGCTTGTTGAACCACTTTCTATGATGAGGAAACGACTTATAAGCGATGTGATCTGTGGTCATCTACAACTTCTGGGAATAAGCACTGTTGGATAAATGTAGTAACATCTTCTTCGTTTAATCCTAATGCTTGCATAGTTCTTGGGGTGTGCGGATTTTGCTTTTGATAATAAGCATATCTATTTTGAGCTTTAGTGACAATATTTATATCTGCTACTCCATTGGAAAGTGGCAGTATCAGCAGGTAATAATCAAGATTAGATTTCACAGTAGTAAGCAGTTGGTTAATCTCGGCATCATCGTTAATATTACCAGCAGCAATCATCTCGTTATTAAAGATAGCTTTTGCCCAATCTGGGAGCTCACGTTCTCTCTTCCAAGCAAGCATTTCTGAAAATTTAATAAAGTGCTTTATCATTTCATGTTCACTGTTTACAGTAGGGCTAAAGTCATGAAATGCACCAGTCATTTTATTCTTACCAGCAATAACATCAAATCCAAAAATAGGAGCATCACTGCTTAGGTGAGGAAATACACATACGTGCATCATCCACAGACCTTTACTCTCACGGGCATCTACGACATCAATATGCGCTCTGCGAAAGCAGTCTGACGACCAGACACGGTTGATCCATCCTGGTTGATTAAACCGACCCATACCCTCCTCAAACTTTTCATCGCCTGTATTATCAAATTGTTCTATGAAATGATCTTTTAGATCAATCAGATTTTCCCATATTTTCGACATATTGGTCTAACTCCTCAAAAAGTCTAATAGCAAATTCAAAACAGATATTAGCTTCTTCTGCCATATCATCTGTCAATATTTCTCTAAGCAGCTGCTTGAGTTCTTCTTTATTGTCAAAATCATACATTGTGCCAGAACCAGGTACTCGCTTTTTAATAATCGCACCACCGTACATATCGCCGAAATGTCGGACATACATATGTGCAAGAAGTTTCTTATACTCACCATTCTTTTCTAGATTATAGATATGATCTACATATTGAGAATTTGATAGTCCTGTCAATTCTGATCTATACGCAAATCCATGTAGATGTTCCAACTCCTGCATATCATTTAAAATGCGATTAGCTCGGAATACGCCATGTAGATTTTTTGGTAGCCCTTGAATTTTCAATGCATCTTCAAGAATAACGTAGCAGTAGTATTGGTTGGTTATATAACGATAATATAGTTCTGGGGTTATATTACCACCTAAAAGAATTTTAGCAAAACCTCTACGTTCTGCCTTTTTATGATTTTCCCATGTTAATTCTTTTAAACTCATTCAATATCCTTTTAGTAAGCGGGCCCGTTAAAGGTGGAGCCCATACCCGAAACCCAATAACGCGAGGGTCATGACGGGCAGATTCTGTTTCTAGGTTCTGCCGAACCCACAGTACTTATGCTGCGAGAGCGTAAGCCTTAGGAGCTGCGTTTGTGTTTGCAGTTAGTAGTTTCGTTCGCGGTAACGGCGCTTACATCCCGGCAACCTAGACTTTATTCTCAATATACGTCGATCCTATTTATCGCCCAGCAAAGATACACTTACCGCCTCGCCTAATCCCACAGTCCGAAACATGTTGTCCTGTTACTTAAAGTGCATCTATGGTGGACGATTCGGGTACCGCCCCCGAGTCCGTTCTACCTCAAATATTGCCTTCTAAAATGACGGTCATTGCAAGCCGCCAAGTATTCTTATTTATAATTTTTCCCAAATAGCAACTGTTTAAACTTGCGAATATTTCTACCATTATTCTTTACTGTAACAGTTTTTTCTACTGGTTTATCGGTTTCAATATATTCCACGGTAACAACTTCATCTGCAACCGGCGGCTCACTAAGATCAACTCCATAAACTCCGTCAAAAAATTCATTTGAAATGTCATCTAGTTCTTGACGAAGATTGTCAAGTTTCTTCTCTTTTGTTCTTGCCTGTTTGTTCTTAGATATAGCAGAAACACCAGCTAATACTAGAAGCACTGCAAGAGGATCAAATACAAAGATTATTAAAAATATAACCCACCGAACAGCCTTTTCAATTAAATCAGTATCGGAACTGCCATAAGCAAACTCGGCTATGTATTTGATAGGACCTATTTCTACTTCATACAATCTCAGTTTAGTCTCTAGCTCAAACTTCTCAGCCGTGAGATCACGAGAAGTAGCTTGTAATAGTTGAAGTTCTGTTTCTAAATCTTGTACTCTTAAATCAACTTCAGTAGTATCTGAAAAACTAATTCTGGATCGTAATTGATTGATTAATTCATTTGAGTTTGCTACTAAAGGCTCTACTGACATTCTTAGTTCAACTAATTGGTTCGTAAGATCTGCTGCTGACTGATCAAGTTCGACTATTTCAGCTTCTAGTTTTGCTTTCGCCTCCGTTATAGCAGCCCGTGTTTGCGGCCCTGCGCTGCCATCTACTGGAACACCAACTAATGTTTGTATTTGCCTTATGTCAGTTGAATCTAATATTGACAAAGACTCAGTTACAGTTTGTTTCCTTGCTACGGCAAATTGAAGTGCGGATTCTAATCTATCAATGTCTGGCTGTATACGAGAATATATACGATCAATGTTAGCTTGTTCTTGATCTATCTGAGCCTGTATTGTGTTGAAGTTAGATGTGTCTTGATTCCGCAGCTGTTCAATTTGGCTTGTTTTTGTATCAATAGAAGATGTATTACGAGCAAGTTCCTGTTCCATATTTTCAATAGTAGCAACAAGCTGAACTGATGAGCCAGAATGTTCTATATGGGCTCTTGAAAGGAAACCAAAGATACCAATGCTAGTAATGAACATCAATACTACTACCGCTAGAGTAAAATATGACTTCATCAGTATATTTGTCGTATACCAATTCTGATGCAGCCAAACCGCTGAAACAAGCTTGCCCACCTCAAGCACTGATGCCATTATAATAACGGGTATTGCCGCTCCCGCAAAGATGGCCGCAAGCCCTACTATTGAATAATATGCAGCTACTACCGAAATTGAAATAGCTACTAATAATATGAACCAACCATTCATCTAAAAAATCCTATGTTGTTAGGACTTATTTATTTACAAAAAATGGTGGCTAACCTCGGCCAGCAGCGGGTCTATTACGTGACCAAACATTGTTTAGTTTAGAATGCTAGTGCAACTGCCAAGTTAAGATTAGTTGCTTCAACACCGTCGTCGATATCACGGACAAAGCTCGGTGTAACAGTTACAGCATCAGTTACATTTACTGGAAAGCCAACTTCCATATAGCCACCGACACGTGCAGCGTCATCGGAGAGGTCCCATGTATATCCAACTTCACCGAAAGCCCCTACTGTATCGTTAAATGCATAGCTAAAACCAACTGATGGGTTAAGGAAATAATCGCCATCACGCAGATTAGTTTCGGCGGTTACATATTCGATTGCAATTGTACCATATACGGTTGCTTGCTGGCCTACAGTTGTGGTGCCAAGTGCTTCGCCGCGCATTGCGATAGCATCGGCATCTAGATCATAGTCTAGTTCACCACGAACTGCGGCATCAATCCCAACAAAGCGTGTGGCAAGGCCGACCGCACCAACAGAAAAATCAGTCAATTCGTTCTCGTTGGTATTAACTGAAAAATCAACTGCCCCGGCTGTCGCAGTCAAGCCAAAAGTATTTGCATCAAAATCAGCTGCGGTCGCTGTAGTAGTCACAACTGCAAGAAATGCAGAAGTTGCTAGAAAAGTTTTCATTAGTATAGTCTCCATATTTACCAGACTACTGCCCGAAAGTTAATTGTCGGGCAGATATTAGTGTTCCGGGTGGGTAGTAAAAGGGTGTAAATGCTACACCCATGGTATTTTGATAAATATACGTAACAGTATACCCATCAAGAATTTCTTGTGACTGGCGGATATATATTGTTTCACAATGCCGCTGAGTCTGGTATCCAGAAACCTGCTTGCGAGGTTCGGACCCAGCGACACCCCCGATAAGTGCGCCGATTGCAGCAGATCTGTCATCCCCACCAATTGCATCACCTAGCAAACCACCTATGATTACTCCCGTTAGAATATCACTGCGAGTTGATTTCTGATATGTATATTCTGGTGTGTTGACAGTATAGCATTGTGTTTCTGGGACATTAACATAGGTCACGGAATAGTTTGCTTGGATATCTATCAGCCTTACAAATGTAAATTCATCAATTACTTGAGCAGAAGCATATCCACTAAAAAGTAAAATTGATGCAATAGTTGCAACTATCGGTGTTTTCATTGCTATTTCTCCTTATATGTAACTATATACTAGGTGCAGCTAATTGTCAACAACAAAATCAACTAAATGATTGTGCAAAGTGATCTGCTGAGAAACTGGCCGCGAATGCATCTGGCTTCAGTTTTGGAATAATGCCCGTAGTTCCCAATACATAGCCAGCTGCTTGAGTAGCAACACAGTTTGAGCCATGCTTTGGGTCGGTATTCAAGTCAAGATGAATTTCAATCGGAAACGAATCTATAAATGGGGCCAACTGCACATAGAGCTCACATACTTTTTGCACCTCGTTCATCAATCGCATGCTTGGTCGGTTACTTTTCAAGTCGTAATCGGATTCGACTGATCTGTGACGAAATACTTTACAACCATTTTTACCATTCATGTGAACAACGCATACGGAGGCAAACTTAGCATATCTTTTACCATCCTTTTTGAAACGTACCGAGTCACAGCCAAGGTAGATTTTAGTATTTTCATTGAGCGTGTAAAGTAAATCTACAATTTCTTCAATTTGATTTTGGGTAAACATGTTATGTTTTCCTTTTATATTATAAATAGTAATGTTAGTCGCGGATGGGGGTCCCACTAACTCTATGTTTATTATTTTACAACGAAAGGAACACAGCTTATGCATATTTATTATACTAAAAACCATATACCTTATTTTTATATAATTCAAGAGATTTCTACAGGCATGTATTATGCCGGTGCTAAGTGGGCTCAGGGATGTCGTCCTGATGAGCTTATGGTTGAGGGCGGTTATTTTACTTCATCACCAACAATAAAGCTTTTAATAGATAAAAACGGTCTTAATTCATTTGTTATAAGAAGAATCTGGCAGTTCGAAACTCCTAAAGAGGCATATGATTACGAAACTAAATTTCTTAAAAGAATAAACGCTAGAAAAAATCCTTTATTTTACAACCGTCACAACAATGATGGGTTAATATCGCCGGAAATGATGGAGATTACAATGTTAGAGAAATATGGTGTAACTAATGCAGCATATTCTCCTATTATTAGAAAAAGAATAATAGATACTAACATTGAAAGATATGGAGTTGATAACCCCGCAAAGAACTTTAATATTCAGCAAAAAACAAGAACTACTAATTTAAAAAGATATGGTTTTGATAACCCTCTTAAAAATCCAGAAACTCACAAAAGGGCAAAAATAACAAAACAGGAAAAATATTCAGACCCAAATTATAATAACAGAGCAAATGCTGAGCTTACATGTTACAAAAAATATGGTGTCTATCATAACTCACAAATAGAAGAAGTCAAGTCTTCCAAGTCTCTAATGATGAAAGAAAAATCAAAGAATAAAAATAATAGAGATAACGTAAAACTTCTAAGGGGCATGGCGAATGAGATGGGCGTAAAATTAGGAAGTGGCTGGAACCGAAGAAGCGATGAGTGGATAGAAGTTAAAATACTTGAGCTGCAAACTTGGCATAACGCTTATCATTTTGCTTAAAGCGAACAGAGTCGCAGCCCAAATAAATCTTGGTGTTTTCATCCAAGCTGTATAGTAAGTCTACCATTTCTTCGATTTGCGATTGTGTAAACATTTTAGTTCCTAACTTTTTCTACTCAAATTCGTATAAAGCAGTTTCTCCTTGAATATCTTTAAAGTATTCTGCAATTACAAGTCGGTCGTAATAAACAGACCCAGCATCTAAGTTGAGCCTGTTTGGTGCTTTTACGGGCCCGTGCTTTCGCGGCGAGTTAGAGAACCTACTCGTGCACCTTCCATAAAATTATTGGTCAGAAAACACTCTAAGCTGCCACTGCATTTTCTCATGAAACTGGATTTGTGTTTCTAATGTAGCAACTAATCCGCGTTCACCTATACTATCAGCTAGATCACATACCGATTTGAGTTCTTCTATCAATAGTAGGTTATCAGATGCAAGACGAACAAACATAAATTTGGGACTCGGCACAGAAACCTCATCAGAAATTAGTGTTAGCTCAGAGAACCGCTTTAATGAACCAGGTGCGAATGCATCCAAGGCCCGAATATGTTCTGCATATAGATCAATGGAAGCATGAACTGCAGTATAGTAATCGGAGAAGAACTCATGATACTGGCCAAAATTTGGTCCGGTTACGTTCCAGTGATAGTTGTGTGCCTTTAGATACAATGAAAATGCTGTACCAAGCACTACCTTCATTCTCTCTACTAATTCTGTTTTGTCCATTGGTTACTCCTCGTGATGGTTTTATTTATATTGATGCAGGGTTATAGCTACTACTAAACCCCTTAAAATTCTTATATGGATAATGCTTCAATGTAATATAGCCCCTCTGGCTTTTTCATGGCCATTTGGAGCTCATAAAACATCTTTGGTGTCATACAGACAACTTCATATTTATCTCTTGAATCGTCCCATTGTTGTATAAACACATACTCATCTGTCATAATAATCCTGACATCTTCATGGTCAGTAGTTTCATCAAGTATAGTTATAACTACCTCGTCAAAGTCAAACTCATTTGTGAACATTACGGGCTCCCATTTAATAGAATTGCTCGCTACTATTTATAAAAATTGAGGCAGATGCGGTATCTCCCTACGGTTCCACATGTGTCACGGGTGCCCATGCTCCTTTTACAGAATGCGCGTTCTGCTCTAGACGAGTATATGATCACTTTACCCGTTTAGACTTTCCTTACCTCAACTTGATGTTACCAGTTAGAGCGATCCTTACGAGTATAACCACGATCACAGAACCAAGGGTCAAGTTCCAAATTTGCAATCATATCAATTGCTGATTTTTCTGTGCGGTGAGTAGAATGAATAACACCACCAGTTATAATCTTAAACTTTTGATGATCTGGCTCAAAAGCAGAGAAGTATGGGATAATCTTATAGTCGGATTTCTTAGTCATTTTAGTTCCTCTTGTTTTCCTAATATCAATATATATTGAGTAGGTTTATGTGTCAACCGTTTATTTCAATATACTGCAAGACTTAACTAGATTTAAATTCTTTATGTTTTATTTTTGTTTTATGTGTATAAGGGCAACCATCGCCGCTTGGGTATTTACCTTGAAAGTAATTTTTTTCAAATTCTTTACCGTTATCTAGATTTTCGTGTCTATTTGATGTAAATTGCATATATGATTCTTTAAACTCGTAGTCTTGCTCATGTATGTTTGATATTATTACATCCGTATTTTCTATAATATTCTGCTCAACCGGAAATATGAAACATATTGGATCATTAGGTGTGAAGATAGCAGTTTTATTCGGTGTTGTAAATCGCCAGTTCATTGTAAAACTATAGGGTGCCCAATCAGCCTCATATATACCAGAACATGGCTGTACATAGTTCATATGATGATTTGGTGCACCTGTTATATACAAATTATAGCCTCGTGTCAGTCGCACAAGAAATGGAATAGAAAAGGTAAGTATACCATGTCCAAAATGTGATGCAGCCAATCCACCTGCCTTCTGTGTTATTTTAATTGAATCTAGGTTTAGCTCAGTATCACCATTCCAAGTAGCTTCTACTGAATCTTGTAGATATACCGCCCAACCATATTGGTTTGCAATATTCAATGGAAGACATCGGTATGCATACTTGTCTTGAGTATTGCTCATCCAATTTCTAGTTACGCCGGGCGGCTCTATCCGCAGCAAGGAATCCAATACATTTTTATCGAATAGGGATATAATCTCTAACTTCATTTGTATACCTCATCACGATAAATTTTAGGTAAGTCTTGCTCATTAGGTGGTCTGTGCAAAAGTAACATCATACAATCAGGAACTAAACAACCTGCGAGAACACAATTAATCTTGTTTTAACAGACCTGGAATATCCTGTTCTTTAATAATATCAATAATTTCCATAGTGCGCTCTTCAAAATTGATATCATAATCGTTTACCTGATAGAATAGGATAATAATAGCACCTCCTACTATGATTGGTGCTAGCATTATTCCAATCCTAATAAATGATGCAACGATACCAAATACAACACCAATCACTGTGCCTGCAACAGTGAGTATTACTACTAAGCTAAGAAAGTCTTCCATTATATTATCCTACAATTTTATTCAAACGTTACATACAATATATCTGATTCTTAATTGATTGTCAACCAATGTTTTCAAAGGCTGGTGACTTTGTCACCAGCCTTTCTCATTGACATAAATCTTTAGTCTAGTTTAGACCATTCAATAATCTGTTCTTA